TCGAAGATTATCAGTATACCAATATCGGAGATCTTGATTCACATAATGGTAGATTCTGTAAGACTCCAGAGTTTCCAAATGGTGTTTATGCATATTTTGCTGGTGTTACGACTAGTACCATTTCACCAGATTTTGTTCCCACCTACCCATACTTCGTCGGCAATACATTCAAATCAAGAATTATTGAAGATAATGAAATCTTAGATCAAACATTTGATTTTAATGGGCAAAATCTTGTTCGCAATACATTCCCATACAAGGTAAACGATCCAGATGCTGATTATGATTTCATAAATGAATCCTATGAAAGTTTTGAGCAACTTTCAATCGTTGAATCTGTTACTCGGGGTGATGTCGATGAGATCAGAGTCATTGACGGTGGAAGAGGATATTCCATTGGCGATGCGGTAAACTTTGATTTTGAGGATGCTAATGGATCTGGACTGAGAGGTCTGGTAGAAGAACTTAAGGGTGCTGGCATATCTTCAATTACTACAGAATTGGAGAGAAATTCAAACTGTGTATTTGTTTGGGATAATGATACCCAAGTTTCAGCATATACTTTAGATGGATTCGATCTAAACAATAATGATACAGTTCTTGTAAGTGGTCTTTCAACTTCAGTACCATTCCTTGCAGGTCCAAAGAGAATCGGATTTACTACAGAATCTGTTGGATTAGCAGGTACAATGACCTCATATTCAGCAATTACTGGCGGAATAGATGAGGATATCTTTGTGTCTTCAAGATTCAGAACAGTATCTATAGGAAATTCTATAACCATTGTATCTTCAAGTGGTACAGAGGTTGTTAAGGTTCTGAATGATTTTGAAAATGGTGTAGTAAGAGTTAAGAGATTTGGTTCAGCAGGTGTTGCCCACTCTTTCGGAAGTAAACTCAACTTGAGTTGTGATAGAGTCAAGTTACCTGTAAAGACTACAAAGTTTGAATCGCAGAGAGATAAGTTAATTTATTTTAATGCTATAGAATCTGTAGGAATTGGAACCACTGTAGGTGGTGCAGTAGAAAAAGTATCTCAGGTTGGTGTCACTACATCTAGTGTTTCTATTCCCTGCAGATCAATCTATATTCCAAATCACGGTCTTAAAACTGGTGAGAGAGTAACGTTTACAAAGACATCTACTGCAGGTGTAGATTCCTTGATTGTTGGTGACAATAATCTAAATGTAAACACTTTCTATATCCCAGATAATTTTACACTCACAAGTGAAGTTTATGTAATCAACAAAGGACAAAATTATATTGGTCTTACTACACAGGTTGGTTTGACAACTTCAACTGAAGGATTGTTCTTCTATAGTGACGGATCTGATAATGCAGAATATCTGCTGAAGACCAATAAGCAACAAATCACTGGTGATGTTGATAGAATTACAACTACCGTCAGTACTTCTGCAACACACGGTCTCCAGAATGGTGATTCAATTAAGTTGACTGTTGTTCCCAATACTGTTGTTGGATTTGGTACAACTGCAGCACTCAACATAAAACTGAACAGTAGTGAGAAGAAGATACTGGTAAATCCTTTAGGTATCAACTCAACTTCTATTAGTATTGTTGATGGATCATTTACATATGCGGATCATGGATATGAAACTGGCGACAAGGTTTTCTATGAAAGTGCAGAAGTTGCTACAGGATTGAGCACTGGTTCATACTATGTAATTAAAGATAGTAACAGTAAGTTCAGACTTGCTGAAACTTTATATGAATCAAACCCAAGCACAGAAAATGCTGTAAGTATCACAGCGACTGGCGGAGTAAATCATTATGTTTCAGCGATTAATCCAAAGATATCTGTCGTAAGAAATAGTGATCTTCAATTCAATCTCCAAGATACTTCTCTGAGGGGATATGAGTTAAAGATTTATAGAGATAAAGATTTCATAAACGAATATATTAGTTCTGCTGATAGTAGAGAATTTAATGTTGTTGGTCTTGGTAGTGTAGGATTTGGAACAGCGTCAAATGCTTCTCTGACTTTAAGATACTCAGAAAATATTCCTTCTAAACTATATTATTCTTTAGAAAAAGGTGGATACATTAGTACTGCAGATACTGACGTAAGATCTTACTCCGAGATTGACTATATTGATAGTGAATATAATGGAACATATAGTGTCTTCGGCATTTCAACTGCTTCTAATAATACATTTAAGGTATCTCCATACAGATATCCAAATGTATTAGTGTACAATACTGAAGATTGCGATTCTCTTACATATTCAACAAAGTCTGCTACTGCTCTGAACGGAAGTATCAGTAAAGTCAAAGTAATATCCAAAGGATTTAACTTTGATAAACTTCCAAAATTCAAAGATGTAACAACTGTAAATGGTGTCAATGCTAATATTATTGGTGTTTCCACTTCTATTGGTAGAATCAACAAGATTAGATTCCGTGATATTGGATATGATTATTCTGCAGACAAGACTCTGAGACCAGAAGCATTTGTTCCACCCATTGTTAGTATTGATAATTTAGATACTATTGAAGAGATTGATATTCAATATGGTGGTGCAAGATATCTGAGTGATCCAAATCTTTTATTGTGGAATGATACTAAGAAAGAAGTAGTAGATTCAACAACCCTCATTGCACATGCACCAAATGGAGCAATTTCGGAAATTGAGCAATTAGCACCAATATATGGATTAGAATCAGAACCACACAAGATTATTGCAATCAATAACTCAAATGGTGTTGGTATTGTTTCTATGGTCAGTGGACCAACTGGTATTGCAACTTGTGTTCTTAAAACACCAATTCTTGGATATACCTCACCCCCATTTGCTGTTGATGACAGAATATTTGTTGAAGGTATTGAAATGTCGTCTCCAGACGGATCTGGATTTAACTCCGAAAACTACGATTATAAGTTCTTCAAAGTTACTCAGTTTGCAAATACAAGTCCTGCAACACTGACATTCCAACTTGTTGATGATACTGGAGTTGGTCTTACAACTAACGCTGGTATTGCAAAAACATATCAGTCTGGATATGCAACAATTGTAAACGAAGAAAATTATCCAATTATTAATGTCAATCAGAAGAGAGCAGTGTTCTCAGACAATGAGAAACTGTTTGTCAATACTGGAACTGGATTCCGTGCAGAAGATCTTTTTGTCTCCCTGGTAAGAGAAGATTATATTAAGGTTAGAGGAAGATATAACCTTAAGAAAGGTGATAAAATCAAAGGAATCAACAGTGGAGCTATTGCAGATGTAACTTCTGTAGATAGAAAGAGATCCAAGTTTACCGTTGATTACTCTTCAAGATTAGATCTTGGTTGGAGTAATGATATTGGTAAGATTAGTGAAGATTATCAAGTAACTCCTAATAATGATTATTATCAGAATCTTTCATATTCAATCAAGAGTCCAATAACATGGAATGAACTCTCCGCGCCAGTAAACAGCATTATTCACCCAGCAGGTTTGAAGAACTTTGCTGATGTTGGAGTTACTTCTGAAGCATCCAGTGGTGTTGGTCTTGGTGGATCAACAACTTCAATTGTTATTTTGGATGTCGTCAATGAAAGAAGAGTTGACACAGTTAACTACTTTGATAATGCTGTAGATGTTGATCCAAGAGTAAGTTCAATCAGTGGTCTTCCACAATCAAATGCTCTGCAAATTCAGAACAGAAAACTTACCGATTACATCGAATGTAGAACAAATAGAGTTCTCACTCATGACGACATTAGTAGCAAGTTCTCTAGTAGAGGATTTAAAGATACCTTCGTCGAAATTGAAGAGATTGACTTTGTTGATAACCATGTAAGATATGCAATTCAGATTGTTGATCCAGACACCGATGATGTCCAATTATCAGAACTTATTGTACAATCTTCAACTAACGATATCTTCTTATTTGAAAAATATACTACCTACTCAAATAGAAAACTTGGAGATTTTAGTGCAGATATTGATGATCTCGGAAGAAAGACCCTCATCTTCACACCAACAGATCCATATGAAACAGATCATGACATAAAGATCATAAAGAAAACATACCTTTACCAAGCACTTCCAGCAGGAAGTACTGGAATTGGTACACAATCAATAGGTTGTGTTGATCTTGTTGCTTCATTTGTTGGTGTTAGCAGTGTACCAAGTGGAAATGATATTCAAACTCTGGCAGAGTTTTCTGACGCAGACTTCAGAGGATTGTTTGCAAACATTGAGGTCACTAATAGATTTACAAGAGAGACAAATTACATTGAAGCAGTAATTGACTTTGATGGATCTGATACTTACGTAAGTGAGTACTATTTTGATCACAATACACAAACCTACAGTGCTTCTTCTGTTGGATTAGTAACTGCAACCTATGATTCTGTTTCTGGTATTGTTTCCGTAAGAGGACGCAATTTCAGTCAAACTGACACACTTGATTATAGAACTAATATTATTGGATTTGGCAACACAACTGCAGGTATTGGAACATACAGATTCTTACTGAATAATCAACCAGCGGGAACAGAGAGAAGTGCTAGACTTGAATCTGTTGTTGGATTTGGTACTGATATTGTAAGAGCAGGAACATTCGATATTAATACAATTTCTTCTGCAGCTTCAATTGTTCGTGTTTCGGTTGGAGAAACTTCCGCGATACACCAAGTTAATATCCTGGCAAATGCAAAAGATCTTGAAGTAACTGTTACTCCAGGACCATTCTCTGCGGTTAATAATGTAACTGGTCTTGGAACATTCGGTAGTGAAATTGTAGGAACGAATTTCTACTTGAACTTCTATCCAGACTCTCCATACGATGTAGAACTTCAGTCTTTCAATGAAGTCTTCTATAGACAAATGGATTTTGATAACCAAGCAAATCCACTTTCTTATGGTCCTTCCAATCAACTCTTATTCCTTTCAGCATTTGATGGATTGAATGGTCTGAGAGCAAATAGAGTAAACTTCCCAATTACTCATAATGGAAAACCAATTTATGTGAAGACCTTTGATCCTTCAGATACCACAAAATTAAATTATGCAACTGGTCTCTTTACACTTCCAGATCACTTCTTTAACACAGCAGAAGAAGTTCTGTACAATCCAGTTTCTACCTTTGTTGGAGTTGGACAAACTTCAATGGGAATTGGAGCAACTACAAATTATCTTGGAATTGTCACCGATAAACTTCCAGAAAAAGTTTATCCAATTGCACTGACCCCAGATACTTTCAAATTAGCAACAACTCCTGAATTTGCAAGAGCAGGAATCTCTGTCACCTTTACTGATCCTGGACTTGGAAATGCTCACGAATTAGAATTTACTAAGAAATTAAGTAAAACTGTTATTGCGATTGATGGTATTGTACAGCAACCAATTACATTTACTCCTGTCAACCACAAGTTAGACTTTAATGGTCACTATCTTGCTGGAGGAATTCCTGCAGGCATTTCAACCTTCAACATTAGTGGAATTTCGTCGGTTCAACCAAGAGATCTTCTCAAAATTGATGAAGAATATATGAAAGTTGTTGAAGTTGGTTTTAGTACCAACTCTGGCGGAGAAATTCTTGGTCCAATCAATGGTCTTATTGCCGCTGGTGCTGCTGCAACATTCCCAACAGTTTCTGTTGAGAGAGGATCTGTTGGAACAGCAGCAACATCACACACAGATGGATCTACTGTTCAAGTATACAGAGGTGCTATCAACATTGTAAAGAATGAAGTATTCTTCATTGAACCACCAAAAGGAAATAATAGAGCAAGAAGAAATGAGAGCAATCTTCCCTATGTGACTGCTTCATTCTCAGGAAGAACTTTCTTGAGATCTAATTATGATACCAATATGATATTCGATGATATTTCGGATTCATTTACTGGTATTGGTAAGACATACACACTGAAAGTTGGTGGTGCTGATACAACTGGCGTTGAACCAGGAAATGGAATTCTGTTCATCAACGGTGTTTTCCAGACTCCTTCAACAGATAACAACGCTGGAAACAACTACGATATTGAAAGAGACACTGCTGCAGGCATTACAAGTGTAGTTTACACTGGTATTACTTCTGTTGACGGATCTTATATTTTATCAGAATTTGATATTAACCAGAATCAACTTCCAAGAGGTGGTTTGATTGTTTCTCTGGGTTCTACACCTGGTCTTGGATATGCACCTTTGGTTGGTGCAAAAGTTAAGGCAGAGAAGAATTCTTCAGGTGAAATTACAAATATTATTGGAATCAACACTTACACGGGTTCAGTTTCAATCAGTACAGCACTTTACAATGAAGTTACTGGAATCCTTGAAATTGAAACAACAGATTCACACAATCTACGTGGTGGAGACAGAGTAAAACTTGCTAATCTTGAATTTAGTTGTGCTTCAGCACATGCAGGTGTTACAACAACAATCTTCCCAGATTATGATTATGCCTTAGACGTTGATAATATTATTTCTGCAACAGGTGTTGCAATTAATGTCGGACCAAGCACAATTGCTCACACATATGAGTCTGGTGGAACAGTAGCAAGATTCTTTGACCTTAACTTTGGGTCTGGTTATAGATCACCAGTTTCTATTGGAATTACAGATATTGCATATGAGCACAGATTCGTAAGATCTGCTTCTGATAGCATTACTGCAAGCACTGGTGGTCCATTCACCCCAAGTAAAGCAAAGTTTACCCCACATACTGGTATTCTCCAATTAACAATTCCAAATCATGGTTTAACCACCAGTGATACTATCGGAATTGCTACAGATGGTCTGGTATTTACTTGCTCCGATGATGATTTCTTCACCGAGCAACCATACCCAAGATCTACTGATCCAGCTGCTGGAGCAACACTTGGAATTACCACATATACTACAAATACAATTAGTGTTGGAGTTGGTTCTGCTGGTGGTGCTGGAACTGGTGCTGTCATAGAAGCAGTAGTTGGTGCTGGAGGAACTTTATCATTCTCGATTACAAATCCTGGTCAAGGATATGTCAATCCTTCAGTGATTATTCCAGAACCAAACTATGAGAACATGCAAGTTGTTGGTGTTTCCAGACTTGGTGTTGGAGCAACTACAGAAGTTGGAAGAAATCTCCTGCTTAATCTGACAGTAGGATCAGCAAATACTAGTGTTGGTATTGGATCTACACTGTTCCTTATTGACACATTTAAGATTACAAGATCTGGATATGGTTTCCAGCCAGGTGACGTTATGAAGGTAGTTGGTCTGGTCACTGCAAAAGACTTTGCAGCACCAGTTTCCGATTTCCAACTTGAAGTTGTAGAAACATTTAGTGATAGATTTGCTTCCTGGTCATTTGGTGAAATGGATTATATTGATAGCGTCTTTGGATATCAAGATGGAAGTAGAAAGAGATTCCCACTTTACTACAATGGAGAACTCTTAAGTTTCGAATTAGATCCTAACAATCCACTTTCCTCTGCTATTGACCTAGATTCTGTTCTTGTTATATTCGTCAATGGTGTACTGCAAACTCCAGGATATTCATATCAATTTACTGGAGGAACCTCATTCCTGTTCAGTGAGGCACCAAAGGTAAATGACAAGATTGATATCTTCTTCTATGTTGGGATAGACGGTGTTGATGTTCTTCAAGTTGAAACTACCGAAACAATTAAAGTTGGTGATGACTTATTTGTAAGGAAGCATCCTGCATATAATGACACTCAAGATCAACTTCGTGAGAGATCTATCACAGAAATTACTGGATCTGATATTGTTGAAACTGATATCTATACTGGTCCAGGTGTAAATGATAATATCTTTAGACCATTTGACTGGATTAAGCAGAAGAAAGATATCTATGTGAAGGGTGATATTATTAGCAAAGTTAGACCAGTACTTGAAACTAAAGTATTCCCAACTGCAAGAATTATTGGTGATGTTTCACCTTCTTCTTCGGAAATATTCGTAGATAATGCACAATTCTTTGATTATGACGAAATCATTCTTGATCTAAACTCAGGATCATTCACATTTGACGCATTCATGGTTGATTCAAACGAACCAGTTTCTGCAGCATTTACTTCCACAGTTTCTATTGCGGGTACAGTTTCGGCAGTAACTATTGATAATGTCGGTGCAGGATACACAACTTCCACAATTGATATTAAGTTCTCTGCTCCTAAAGAAGTTGGTGTTGGTGTTGGAACTACTGCAACTGCAACTGCAACAATCACAAATGGTCAAGTTTCCGCAGTTACAATCACAAATCCTGGTTTCGGATATACAAATACAAACCCACCAAGAATTATTGCTGAACTTCCCACTCCAACTTATGAGACCATCACCACTGTACAGAATGTACAAGGATTTAGTGGAATCATAACTGGAATCAGCACCACTACTGGTGTTGGTGGTCACCCACTTGCACTTAAGTTTAACTTCCGTGCAATGACAGATTATGGTTTAAATGGTGAAGCAAATGTTGCTTCAGACGCATTAGATCTCCTTGCAGGTTATCCTGTAATGATCTACGACACAACCATTGGAAATGGCGTTACTTCTGTAAACAGCAGTGATTCTGCAGTTGTTGGTATTGGAACAACATTCTTGGATAACGTTTATGTTGTAAGTTCTATAACAAGTCTTTCTTCAAATGCAGAAATTATCTGTAATGTTCATTCAAACAGTCCAGTAATTGGAATTCTTGAAAGTGGCAATTTTGATGATCTTCAAGCAGGATTAACAACTTCACTTGGATATCTTTCCTGGGGAAGAATATATAATTACGACAATAGATCCAATGGAATTTCCATTGGTGTCACTGGTTTGACTGTAGATGCTGGATTATCAACGTTCCCAACTATTCAAAGAAGAGGAAACTTCGGTGAGGGTAAGACTGGGGCAGTACGTTCCAGAAAACCACGCGCAGATGGTGTAAGTCTTGAAATCGATAATTCTTTACCATTCTACATCCAATAACCAGATATAAATACATAAAAAAAGATAACGATGTCAGCAATTGTTACTGATCAATTTAGAATTCTGAATGCCAGCAATTTTGTTGAGTCAGTAGAAAATTCTTCTAACTCATATTATATAACTGTGGGTCTACCAAATCCAACTGTTGTTGGTTATGGTAGAACCACCGCTTGGAATACAAACCCACCATCACCTATTGATAGCATTAGTTACAATAGTCATGCTGGTGATGTTATTTTGTATGGAAAAAGAATAACTTCTGCTAATGTAAGAAGACTGGTTAGAAGAATTGATTGGATCGCTGGAAGTAGATATGAAATGTATCGTGATGATTATAGCATTCTCAATCCAGCACCTTTGACGAATGCATCTAGATTATATGATGCAAACTACTATGTAATGAATAGTGATTACAGGGTTTATATCTGTATTGAAAATGGATCCAGTGGAGATAGTCCAAAAGGAAATGTCTCTCAGGACGAACCAACTTTCACCGATTTAGAACCAACAAGAGCTGGCGATAGTGGTGACGGATACATTTGGAAGTATCTGTTTACTATTAGTCCAAGTGACATTATCAAATTTGATTCTACAGAATACATTACTGTACCAAATAGTTGGACAACTAGTACAGATTCTCAAATAAGATCTATTAGAGAGTCTGCAGATTCTAGTGTTAATGAGAACCAAATTAAAACGGTATACATTGAAAGATCTGGTTCAAACTATGCAAATGGTTTGGGTCAAGAAATGAATATCATTGGTGATGGAACTGGAGGAAAAGTAAGAGTTGACGTAGAAGGTGGTAAAATCACCAATACCGTTGTCACTTCTGGTGGTAAGGATTATAGTTATGCACTTGTAGATTTGGGATCAATCAATTCCAACACTACAGGTACTAGTGCTAAATTGGTGCCAATTATTCCACCTTCAAAAGGTCATGGATTTGATGTTTATACAGAACTAGGAACCGATAAGGTTTTAGTTTATGCAAGATTTGATGATTCTACAAAAGACTTCCCAGTAGATACCAGTTTTGCTCAAGTTGGAATTGTAAAGAATCCAACTAAAGTTGGTACAAATGACGTTTACCAAGAGAATACGTTCTCTGGTCTTAGTTCCTTCAAATTCTCATCAATTACAGGAACACCAAAAATTGGTGAAAAGATTGAGCAAGTAGTTGCAAATGGAACAGGGAAGGCATTTGGTTATGTCGCTTCTTATGATCTTGAAACAAAGGTTCTGAAGTATTTTAGAGATAGATCTCTATTCTATAATCAGACCACTCTTGATCAACAAGATTATACTGGTATATCCACCAATGGAAGACCATATAATTTTGAATCTTCATCAAATGTAATCAGCGGAAAAACTTCTAATTTTTCTGCAGCAATTGATACAGCATTTGCGGGGATTACTACAAATCCAACAGGAACAAAATTAATTAATCTTGGTGTTAACTTCACTAGTGGAATGGCGGTTCCTGAAATAAATAAAGGATCGGGACAATTAATTTATCTCGACAACAGAGCTAGCATTGCTAGAAACGCACGCCAAAAAGAAGACCTCAAAATTATACTGGAATTTTAAAAAATGCCACAAAAGACGAATTTAAACGTAAGTCCTTACTATGACGACTTTGATAAGGCAGATAATTTTTATAAGGTTCTGTTTAAACCTGGATATCCAGTACAGGCTAGGGAATTAACAGGTCTTCAATCGATTCTACAGAATCAGATAGAATCCTTTGGCAGTCACATGTTCAAAGAGGGTTCTATGGTGATTCCTGGTGGAATCACATGTGACAATGCATTCACAACGGTAAAGGTCAATCCAGACCATTTAGGTATTGATGTTACAGTATACCTTGATTCTATTGTAAATGGAAATAACGGCAAAGGTGCGAAAGTAAAAGGTCAAAGTTCTGAAATTAGTGCAGCAGTAAAGGGATATCTTTTACCACCAGAAGAAGGTGTAGAAGAAATTACTCTGTTTGTTAAGTATCAAGATGGTGGTGTTGACGGTTCCAGTGTAGAATTTGAGGATGGTGAAACATTAATTCTTCAAGAAAATGTCACTTATGGTAATACTTCAATAGTTTCTGGGGATACTGTATTCACATTGAATGCGGTAAATGCTGCTTCTACTGGATATGCTGTTGGTGTTGCAGAAGGTGTTTACTTCATTAGAGGAACATTTGTAGACGTTCCAAACTCACAAGTTGTTCTTGATCCATATGACAATAGTCCGTCATATAGAGTTGGTTTTGATATCGTAGAAGAGATTGTAAACTCAGATCAGGATCAGTCTCTAAATGACAATGCAAAAGGATTTACAAACTATGCTGCACCTGGTGCAGATAGATTAAAAATTAGTTTAAATTTAACCAAGAAGTTACTTACAGATATTGAAGATACCAGTTTTGTAGAACTGGTAAGAGTTGATGACGGAGTAATCAAGAAGTTACAGAATAAATCAAATTATAATTTAATCAAAGACTACTTCGCAAAAAGAACTTTCGAAGAGTCTGGAAACTACGCTGTAGATAGTTTTATTGTAGATGTTGTTGATACTTTAAATAACGAGACAGGCAATGGAGGTCTCTTCAGAGAGGACGAAGTAACCGACCAAGGAAATACACCTAGCGACGATTTGATGGGGGTCAGAGTCTCTGCTGGCACCGCATACGTTAGAGGATATGACGTTGATCTTGTAGGTTCTACAGTCATCGACGTACAGAAACCAAGAACAACCAAAAAAATAAATGGATCATTAATTCCATTTGCTCTTGGTAGTTTAGTCAAAGTCAATAATGTTCATGGAACACCTTATATAAACATTGGTGACACTGCTGCAGGTGGATCTGGCAGCACCAATAATAATATTATTGAATTATATGGTGAAAGGAGAAACGCTGGAGGAAATACCAACACAACTAACGCAAGTACTGCGGGTTTAACTACAAAAGTTGGTGAAGCAAGAGTATATTGGTTTGGAGTATCAGATGCTCCATACGAAGATAATGCAACTGATTGGGATCTTTATCTTTATGACATTCAGACATATGTCAATTTAACTCTCGCCAACACATACAATCAAACTGATCAAGTTCCCCTAACTTCATATATTAGAGGTCTCTCTAGTGGTGCTACTGGATATTTGTCAGCATCTATCGGAAATAGTTACAGTCTAACACAAACTTCAGGAAGATTCCTGATTGGTGAGCAAGTTATTATTAATGAAAATGAGCAGTATAAAACTGCTATTACTGGAATGACAATCTATGATACCAGTGATATTAAGTCAGTGTTCCAAGATGCAGATGCATTGAATACTTCATTACATACGAACTTTATTGCAGATACTGTTCTTTATGAGCAAGAACTTGAAAGATTTGGCATAAAGGATCAACTGGTTGTTAGTGGTGGAAATACTGGTAGAGTTTCTGGAAGAAACTTTGCAGATGGTGAAGGTGGAATAAAAGTTAGCAGTATCATCAAGTATCAGACAGGAACACAAGATCCAACATACAATGTTGTTACTGAAATTCGTGCAGATGGAACTACAGTAACTTTGGCATCAGCACCAGCATCCATTGATAAGGTAAACGCAAATGCTGTTACCAATGGATCATACACATTCTCATTGATGGTTCCTAGAATTCGTCAATATGGATTCAATGGTCTTTATGCAACTTTACCAGTAGAAAAGATTGCATCAGTTGATCTTGCAAATTCTGAATTAACAATTACAAAACAAATTACTGGAAAGTCTGTTACTAGCAATAGTCTTACATTAACAGTTGCTGATGCAATAGATGTAAATGCAGGTATTACTAGTGTATTTTTTGAAACTTTTGACGCCGAAAGATATACTATTACTGAAGATGACGGAACAGTCGTACAACTCAAGAGTGGAATGTTCACCCTTGGGGCAAATGGTAATTCAGTAACATTCAATGGTCTTCCAAATAATGGTGCAGTAACTGTTCAAGCAACTCTGAAGAAGAGAGGAGTTACTAATAAGACAAAAGATTTTACTAGATCGAATACAGTATCAATCGTAAGAACTAGTGGAGTATCTGAAGTTACTGGATTAACAACTAGCAAATATTATGGAACAAGAATTGAGGACAATGAGATTTCTCTCAATGTTCCTGATGTTGTTAGTATTCGTGCCATTTATGAATCTACCAATACTTCTGCACCAGTTCTTGATAAGTTAACCTTTGCTACTGGTCTTGCTTTAGATCAGAATGTAATTGTTGGTGAAAAAATCGTAGGACAAGACAGTAGAGCTGTTGCACAAGTAGTAAGCAAAACTTCAAATAGTGTTAGTTATGTAAAGTTAAATACAAACAACTTTGCAGTAGGCGAATCTGTCAAGTTCAAAGATTCTGCAATCAGTGCAGTTATTCAAGAAATAACTCCAGGAAGTTATGTCAATAGAACTGCAAATTATAGACTTGATAAAGGTCATCGCCACCAATTCTGTGATTACTCCAGAATTATAAGAAGACAAGGATCTGCAGTTCCTTCTCGCCAGTTGTTAGTTGTTTATGATGCATACGCAGTTGGTTCGAATAATACTGGGGACATTTTCACAGTAAATTCATACTCTCAAGATAGATTTACTAGCGATATTCCAACTCTTCCAAACGGACTTCGCTGCTCAGATCTGCTCGATTTTAGACCTAGAGTTGCAGCATTTAATCCAGCAACCACGAATGCATCCCCATTTGCATTCTCTAGTAGACAGTATGAATACAACTATAAGTATGTTGTTTCTCCAGATGAAACTTCATTCATGGGTTATAGTTACTATCTCCCAAGAATTGACTTAGTTACTATTAATCGCTTAGGTGAAATTGAAGTTATCAAAGGAGAACCTGCGGATAAACCACAGGCTCCAGTCCTTGCAGATGATGCAATGGAGATTGCACAAATTCTTCTGCCACCATATCTGTTTAATCCAACAAAAGATCCAAAGGTTCTTCTTCGTGATAACAGAAGATTCACGATGAGAGATATTGGTAAACTTGAAGATAGAATTGAAACATTAGAAGAGTTGACCAGCTTAAGTATGCTGGAAATGAACGCAAAAACTCTTGAAATTACCGACGCTAATGGTATCAATAGATTCAAGAGTGGATTTATTGTTAGTGACTTTAGAGACAAATCTCTTTGCGATCCACGCCTTTCCACCATTGATATTTCAAAAGAAGGTGCAACAGCGATTGCCCCAGTTGATTTTTGGTCAATGGGAGCACAACTGGCATTGGATCCAGGAATTGACGTAGATCAAGCAGATATGAGTCAAAACTTGACTCTTCTTGATAGAAATATCAGAAAGACTGGTGATTTATTAACACTTGATTATCAGGAAGTTGGTTGGATTGATCAACCACATGCAACAAATGTTGAAAATGTCAACCCATTCAATGTTATTGTATTCGTTGGTGGTGTTGTATTAGATCCCCAATCCGACAACTGGGTTAGAACCATTTACGTTGACGATCACAGAACAGAATCAACTGGTGCCCAATGGACTCAAGAGGCAAATGTAACCAGAGATGTTGATAACAAAACGGAGTATGTAACTTACAAAAAAGGTGGTGGTAGAGGTGAGACTGCAACTAGAGCATTCACCACTACAACGATTACAACAACAACTAAGTATACTCCAAAACTTCAAGGTCCTTCAAGAGAATTTAATTACGTTGAAGACGTAAAAGTATCTGGAGAAGCAGATCCATGGATGCGTTCAAGAAATGTTTATTTCAACGCAAATGGATTGAGACCTTTCTCAAAGCATTATTTGTATTTGGATAGTCAGCAAGTTGACATTATTCCAAAACTTTGTGAAATTGAGATGGTTTCTGGATCATTTAGAGTTTTTGAAAATGCAAATATCTTCGACTCTACAGGTAAGAAGATTGGATACATTAGAGTTCAAAAACCAAATCATAAATTTGGTGATACTTCCAGACCAGATATTGGTGCTGGACTTGGATCCCCAGCAGTTTTGGTTGAAGAATACAGTGTAGATCCATACGATAGAAATAGACCAGCACCAGGTGACGCTTATTCACCAACCTCAAGACTTATTAACTTTGGTGTAAGGGCACTTTCTACCGATGAAAAGTTCTATGGATATGTTGAAAGAGGTTCTAGAGTAATTGGTGAAACATCAGGTGCTGTTGCTACAATTACCAGAGCAGAATTAGTATCTGATAACTGGGGAGATATTGTTGCAAACTTCTTCTTCAGAGATCCAAATTCAAATCCACTGCCACCAGTAAGAGTTAAGAGTGGAACAAAGACCGTTAAGGTAACAGCAGTTCCACCAAATACAGTAGTTCTTCCAGGATCTACAGTATTTGCTTCAGAGGCACTTGGAACTTATAGTGGATCTGGATCAATTCTGACTCAAGAAACAAGTCGTGTTTCTGTCAGAAATCCACCCAAACCTGCAGCAAGAAAAACAGAAGTTGAAGTTCAAGTTAAAGCACCTCATAGAGACCCATTAGCACAATCATTTACTGTTGATGGAAGAGGAGCATTCCTCACTTCATTCGATCTCTACTTTGCAACCAAGGATCCTGGGGCAAAAATTTATGTGGAATTGAGAACTATGGAGTTGGGAACACCAACCTCATTCCTTGTTCAGGATTACACCCAGGTTGCCCTGAATCCCGATGATATTAATATCAACGAGGCAAATCCATTCGAACCAGTTCCAACAAGAATTCGTTTCCCATCTCCAGTTTATCTTGAAGCAAATAAAGAATATGCAATTGTTATTCTTTCACCAGCTTCAGATGGATATGAAATGTGGACTGCAACAATGGGCAAGAAGACTGTCAGAACGACAAATCTTCCAGATGTTCAGAATGTAGTTGTTACCAAGCAATATATTGGTGGATCTCTGTTTAAGTCTCAAAATGGTACTATTTGGACAGCAAGTCAGTATCAGGATTTAACATTCAAACTGTATAAAGCAAAGTTTGTTCCTTCAGGAACAGTTACTTTCTACAACTCCGATGTTCTTCCAAAAGGTGATAATAGCAGCAAACTTCAAGATAACCCAATCGAAGGTTTGCCAAGAAAGTTAAAACTGCCAATTTCTGGAACACTTAATGCAAATGTTAGACCTGGCGTAAAAGTCACCGAAGGATCCAGTGGTTCAAACATCACAGGATTTGTTGAGAACATTGGTGGACCAGCAGTATCTGGAACTGGAAATGTTTCAATTGCTAGCAGTGGTGTTGGGTATGTAAACAGTTCTTCTATTTCAAGTGTTCCTCTTTATTCGTTGACTGGCAAAGGAACTGGAGCACAGGCAACAATTACAACAAATGCTTTTGGTAATATTCAATCCGTAAATATTACTTCTGTTGGTGAAGGATTTGTTCCTGGAGAAACTGTTGGCATTGTTACCTCAAGCATGGGTACTGCCTCACAACAAAAAGGATCTGGAGCAAAAATAACAATCACTGGAGTTGGAAATCCAGATTCACTCTATCTCACAAATGTTCAGGGCGAAAACTTCACAAATACTCTTGCGGTACATCATTATACCGATCCAAATAATGAATCAACCAGAACAAGTTCTGGAGTAACTGTAAATGGATCTTCATCAATTGTTGACGACAGATATACTGGAAACGTCTTCAGAATCAAGCAACAAAACCATGCACACCATGGTGGAAACAATAGAATTCTGATTGAAGACGTACTTCCAGATACTGAAAAAACTACAATCACTTCAAACTTTGGTGAAAATGATACTATAGTTTCTGTCGCTAATACTACAATTTTTGCAAGATTTGAAGGAATCGGAACAAGTCGTGGATATGCTCTTCTTAATAATGAAGTTGTTTCTTACAGTGCAATTAGTGCTGGTAGTGGGGGAGCAGGAACTCTTTCAATTGATGCAAGATCAATTAACAATTCCTCTAAGTCTTCACATACAGTTGGTGAATCTATTCAACCATATGAAGTCAATGGCGTTTCATTGACAAGAATTAACACTTCCCATAATATTCCATCAACATATTACAGATCTGAGAATTCTAACCTCGACAACTATTATCTTGAATTTGATAGAAGCACAGCGTCACCAACTGTAAGATCTACTGGATCTGGAATGCTCAACTTTGCATCACAAAAAGGATTTGGTGGAAATACAGTTGGAATTTCTCAAAACTTCCAGTTTAGTACAATTGAACCTATGTTCAACGTTATTACTCCAGGAAAAGGAACTGCTGCAAATGCTTTAGTTAGAACAATTTCTGGAACAAGTGCCGGTGGAAATGAAGTTTCATTCATCGATCAAGGATTTGAACCAGTAACTCTGAATAAAGTAATGAATTTACGCACACCAAGAATGGTTGCTTCTAGAGTAAATGAACTTGCAAGATTAAGTGCTCTTCCTCGCAACAAATCTCTTTCTATGAGAGTTGAATTCTCAAGCACAGATGAAAATCTGTCTCCAGTAATGGATATGCAGAATGCAACATTTGTTCTTGGAAGAAACAAGTCTAATTCTCCTATCATTGATTATGTTGATGATCCAAGATCAAACAATATTGATGGAGATCCACACGGAGCAATCTTTGTAACGAAGACTATTTCTTTGGCACAACCAGCAACAAGTTTGAGAGTTATGATTGCTGCTAACAGACAAGAAGATGCCGATTTCCGCGTCTTCTATAAACTCCTTAAAGCAGATTCAAGTGAAGTTGATCAAAAGTTTGTACCATTCCCAGGTTGGGATAACCTTATTGATGACAACGGTGATGGATTCGGTGATCGTGTCATTGATCCACAAAAGAATAGCGGTAGAGCAGATGCGTTTGTTTCTCCAAATGATTTTGAAGGATTCTCTGAATATCAATTCACTGCAAATAATCTTGATCAATTTACTGCTTTTGCAATTAAAGTTGTTATGTCGTCCAAGAATGAATCTACACCAGTAAGATTGAAAGATTTCAGAGCTATTGCACTTGCATAATATGGAAGAAAAAGATTTTATTCAAGTTGAAGGAGAACATAATCTCTTCAGAGATAGAAATACTGGCGCTATTATTAATACTGATAACGCCAGTTATATTCAATATCAAAAAATGAAACAACGAAGACAATCTGAGCGTGCTGAACTTGATATGATAAAAAATGATATAGAAGAAATCAAATCACTATTGAGGCAACTTACCAATGGATCCTGATAAAATTGAATTAGAAAATTTAAGCAAGAGTTTTGAATATTTCAAACTGGCAGCAGAGGTTGACAACATTACTTCTGTTGAGGAATTGAGAAATCTGGCTAAATCCTACATAAAACTCTATTTTAAACAACAAGAAGTTGTAAGTAGTTTGGGACTTTAAGGAATATAAATATTTCTACATCCTGAACTGTATATAAATGGCTGAAATAAAAGTCAGAGTAGGTCAGCAACCGGCGGTAAAAGTAATATCTTCTCTCGCAGGTGCCCAGGGTCTCTCTTTGGCAGAACTCAGTGATGTTAGTGCTTCTAACTTGCAAAATGGTATGGTGCTAGTTTACAACAGTAGCATCAGAAAATGGGAAGCAACACTTACCCTGACGCCAGGCGCAACGCAGAATTTAGACATCAACGGAGGAAATTTCTGACATGGCAAGTATTATCAGGATTAAAAGATCCTCGGGTACTAGCAAACCATCCACCCTACAATGGGGTGAATTTGGATATGTAACCGGTATTGGTAGTTTCGGAGGAACTAATCAGTACAAGGACAGAATTTTCCTTGGAGATGATGGTACTAACGTCAACCCAGTTGGTGGATATTACTACACCTCAATGATGGAGCACGATCCAGGTGCTGTTGCAGGTGTACAAAACACAAGAAACCAAGACGGTGGCGTTGTTGCCGTTATGGAACCACTACCAAACACTGGTCTTGGTGGTGCTTCTTCACTCAAAGTAGATCAATGGAACGTCGATAACTTAAGAATCGACACCAATACAATTTCGTCAACAGATACTGACGGAGATATTGTACTCGATCCAAATGGAACTGGTGAAATTCAGATTCCAGACGATACATTTCTCACTTTTGGTGATGATAAGAACGCAAAATTTGAATATGATGAGAATGGAGTAGATCAGTTTACTTATACTGGTGCCGACTTCCGCATTAATGTTGTTACAGAGTCTGTCGATAAAGACACTGGTGCATTAATTGTTGAAGGTGGTGTTGGTATTGAAAGGAATCTGAATGTTGGTGGAAACTTTAGTGTAAGTGGAAATTCAATATTCGATTTAATCAGAATCGAAGATAATATTATTTCTAGTATTCCAGGAAGTAATGATACAATCTACATTGATCCATATCCCGATGGATTGAGTAATGAAGGAACCGTTATTGTTAAGGGTAACTTGCAAGTTGATGGTACAACCACCACCATTAACTCAACACAGAAGACGATAAATGATCCGATCTTACATCTTGGTGATGTAACAAGCACAAGAACGGTTATGGCAACCGTTGCTAGTGGTGCAAACTTAATTACTCTCGATTCTGTTGTTGGTATCAATACTGGGGATATAATTGCCCACGCAAATATTCCTAGTTCAACTTCAATCACAGCATATAATACTGGAACAAAAGTAGTTACTATCAGTGCCAACACGACTGCTGGTATTTCAACAACTGAGCAAGTAACAATTACTCATGCATATGATAGCAATACCGATAGAGGTATTTCTTTCGCATACAATAGTGGAAGTGGCGTTGCAGATAACGAAACTGGATTCTTTGGTATGGAGGATGACTCCATTGCCACCAGCAGTGCTGGAGTAGATAACCACGGAACACACGCTGACAATAGCAGAAGATGGGTATATGTTCCCGACGCTACTATTGCCAATAGTGTTGTAGCAGGAACCAAAGGTTTCCTTGATATCAAAGGTATTTACTATCAGTCTGGTGACTATGCAACTGGTGGTGTTGTCTATTTTGACAGCACTGGTCTTCAAAGATCTACAAATGCGGTTGCTTCTCCAGTTTTCGCTTCAAAGCAAGTTTTAACTGCAATCACTAAAAAGACATTTGATCTTAGTGTAGCAATTACTGCTTCTGCTGGTGACATTATTAGACAAGATACTAGTAATGCATATGGTGTTGTTGAGCAAGGTGTATCTGGATCAACTCAAGTCAGTCTTGTTGGTATTGAGGGTACATTTACCACTGGAAGCAATCTGAGAAGAGAAGGTCAGAACGGATTTATTACAAATCTCGCTTCAGTTCCCAATACAATCACCGACATATATACTAATAAACCACACTGGACTTCAACTCTTGACGGAGGAACTTTCTGATACATGGAACAACAAAATGAAGTGGATGTAAATGTTCTTATTAAACTTTATAATTCCAAATTAGCAACATTAACAAATCAAAACGTTCTGCTTGAGGCAAAGTTAAGTACTTTGTCTCAAGATTATAAATCACAAGTAGAAGCACTGCTCGAAGAAAACGCCAATCTTAAGGCACAACTAGAGACAAAGTAATATGGCAAAACCATCAACTAGACAAGGTTTAATTGACTACTGCTTGCGTCAACTTGGTGCTCCAGTATTGGAGATTAACGTTGATGACGATCAAATCGACGATCTAGTTGATGATACCATTCAATATTTCAACGAGCGTCATTATGATGGTGTTGAAAAAATGTACCTTAAGTATAAAATTACTCAAGACGATATTGATAGGGGAATAGGTGCTGTTACTGCAGGTTCAGACACTGTAAATGGGACAACTGGGGTAGGAATTGTAACTACCACGGCAACTTCCACAGGTATTGCTGCAACCACATTCAATTTTTACGAAAACTCAAACTTCATTCAAGTTCCAGATTCAGTAATCGGAGTTGAAAGAATATTTAAGTTTGATACTAGTTCCATTTCTGGTGGAATGTTTAGTATCAAATATCAACTGTTCTTGAATGATCTTTATTATTTCAATTCGGTCGAATTGTTGCAATATGCAATGGTAAAATCATATCTTGAGGATATTGATTTTCTGTTAACTACGGATAAACAAATAAGATTTAATAAGAGACAAGATAGACTATATTTGGACATTGATTGGGGAGCACAAACAGCAGGAGATTTTATTGTTCTTGAGTGTTATAGAGCATTAGACCCAGGATCTTTCTCACAAATTTACAACGATAGTTTTGTTAAGAGATATTTGACCGCTCTCATAAAGCGCCAGTGGGGACAAAACCTAAGTAAGTTTAGAGGAGTCAAACTTCCTGGAGGAATTGAATTAAATGGTGGAGAAATCTATCAGCAAGCAGAACAGGAATTGAATGACATTAAATCAAGAATGTCAATGGAATATGAACTTCCACCTCTCGACTTTATTGGATAATGGCACTTAATCCTTTCTTTTTACAGGGGACTGCATCTGAGCAGAGATTAGTCCAAGATATTGTTAATGAACACCTGAAGTTTCATGGTGTGGAAGTTACTTATATTCCAAGAAAATATGTAAATATAAAGACGATTATTGAAGAGGTACAAACTTCAAAATTTGATGACAACTTTGCAATTGAAGCATATGTAAACACTTTTGAGGGATATGGTGGTGCTGGAGATATCCTGACAAAGTTTGGTGTAAGTGTTAGAGATGAATTGATTCTCACAATCTCCAAAGAGAGATTTGAGGATTTTATCGCACCATTTATGGCAGGTCAGGACGACGGAACTGAAGATTCTATAATGCCAACTCCAACAAGACCCAGAGAAGGAGATCTTGTTTATTTCCCATTGGGACAAAGACTTTTCGAAGTTAAATTTGTTGAACATGAAGATCCTTTCTATCAGTTAGGTAGAAATTACGTTTATCAACTCAAGTGTGAACTCTTTGAATATGAAGATGAAGTTCTTGATACAACAATTGAAGAAATTGATACTCAAATTCAAGATGAAGGATATATTACTACACTCCAATTGATTGGTGTTGGAAGAACTGCAACAGCATCGGCAGTTATTGCGGGAACGGTTCCAAGTGGATATATTTCCGAAATTTATTTAAACAATGATGGTAGTGGATTTACTTCAGTTCCAACAATTGGAATTACTTCTTCTCCGACAGGTCAAGTTGGAGATAATGCAACTGCAGTTGGATTCTTAACAACAAGAGGTGGAGTAACTTCTATTGATAAGATTCTTCTAACAAATGCTGGTGCTGGATATACTGTTGCACCAACAATTACAATTACTGGTGGAGGTGGTGTTGGAGCAGCAGCAACTGCTTCTATTGTTACTTCAGGTCAGGGTGTAATTAGAATTACAATTACTGATGGTGGTGTTGGTTACAGTACAACACCTATTGTAACTATTTCTGGTCCACCAAGCAGTGGTATTGCAAAAACTGCTGTTGGTATTGCATCTATTGGTTACGACGGATCTGATAAGATTGTCAAGGCAATTTACATCAAAGATCCAGGTAGAGGATATAGTTCTGACCCAACCGTTACCATTGCAGATCCAGAAACACTATCTGGAGTTGGAACTTACCTCTTTAACGAAGTTGTTATCGGATCCAGATCAATGCTGGAAGCAAGAGTCAAAGAATGGGATGAAGATACTAAGGTCCTTAAGATTTCTAATGTTGGTATAGCAGACACTCAAATTGGATTCTATCCAGGCGAGAGTGTCATTGGTAAGACTTCTGGAGCGTCTTATCCCGTCTTAACTTATACGCAGGATGATATTTATGATAAATACACTGAAAACGATGAATTTGAAAAACTGGGAGATGATCTCCTAGATTTCACTGAATCAAATCCATTTGGTACTTATTAATGTTAGGAAAATATTATTATCACGAAATAATTAGAAAAACGATCATATCGTTTGGAACATTATTTAATGATATACATATTCGCCATGCAGATGGTGATGGGAATAGTGTTAGTGATATGAAAGTATCACTGGCATATGGTCCTGTTCAAAAATTTCTAGCAAAAATTACACAACAATCTGAGTTGAATAAACCGATTCAGATTACTATGCCAAGAATGTCATTTGAAATGACATCTATTCAATACGACTCAACAAGAAAGACGAGTTTAATACAGACATTTAAAACTTGTGAGGATGGTAGTAAAGTAAAAAAAGTCTTTATGCCAGTTCCATACAACATTGGATTTGAATTAAATATTCTCTCCAAACTAAATGACGATTCCCTACAAATCATAGAGCAGATTTTACCATATTTTCAACCACATTTTAATCTTACCGTAGATTTAGTAGATTCTATTGGTGAAAAGAGAGATATCCCAATCATTTTAGATTCGGTAAGTTTCCAAGATGACTATGAGGGAAGTTTTGATACTAGAAGGGCACTGATTCATACTTTACAGTTTACTGCAAAAACATATCTCTTCGGTCCTATTGCTGATAGCAGTGATGGTCTTATCCGTAAGGTACAAGTTGATATGTACACTAGCACTGATATTCAAACTGCTAAGCGTGAAGTAAGATATACGGTTACACCAAAAGCACTTGAAGATAAAAATAATGATGGGGTGATTGACTCGACCGATAATGCTCTTCTCCAACCAGGAGATAATTTTGGATTTGATGAAGAATGGCAATTCTTCTCAGACGGAAAAACTTATAGTCCAACCCGCCAATCTGACATTTAATTACCATGGATAATAATTATGATTCCATTGACAAGGCACTCAATATTGAGAGTAGCATTGTTGAAGCAGAACCAGCAGAGATTAGGAAACCACCCATTCCTATTGAAAAAACTGACATTAAAAAAGATTATGAATATACCCGTGCAAACTTATACTCTCTTATAGAAAAAGGTCAAGAAGCAATTAATGGGATTATGGAACTTGCCGGTGAGAGTGCAAGTCCAAGAGCATATGAAGTTGCGGGACAATTGATTAAAAGTGTTGCCGATACTACAGATAAATTAGCAGATCTTCAGAAAAAACTCAAAGATCTTGAAGAAGATTCAGTAAAACAAACAACCAATAACGTTACTAATAACGCATTATTTGTAGGATCAACTAGTGAACTTTCAAAACTACTCAAGCAAGGTTTTCTAAATAATAATAAGTCACAAGACGCATAGGTATGGCGAAAAAATCCTGTAAAAAAGGATATTACTATTGCTTCACTTCAGAGAAGTGTAAGAAGATTCCTAAGGGATGGCACCTTATGTCGTCTACTGGTCGTATTATGAGAGATAGTGAGCATAAAGAGGAAGAGGAAACCAAAAAGAATGGCAATGGTACAAATGGCAATGGAAGTGGGAATGGGGACTCTTCTGGGAGCTCTGGTAGTGGAGGAGTATCAGAGGGCTGGAGTGCAAAATACAAGAGGTCCATCGATTGTGATAATCCAAAAGGGTTCTCTCAGCGAGCACATTGTCAGGGAAGAAAAGTGAACGAAGCGAAAGAAAAGGGTGACCACGAAATTTCGATGGCACAATCTCAGTTGGCAAAAACTGAGAGAAACATTAAAACACTTCGCAAAGCATTAGGTAAAAAAGAAAAAAATATTCCTGCTTGGCTTCAGGCAAAAATTACTGATACTGAGCACAATATGGATGCAGCTGCTGGTTACATGGAGAATCCTCTTGAAGAAGCAAACAAAAGTGGCGATAGTTCTTTGCGTGACTGGTTTAGCAAGAGTCGCTCTGATGATGGCACCCCTGGTTGGGTACAACTGGGTGGTAAATACGCAGGAAAACCCTGTGCAAAGCAACCAGGACAAAAAACCAAACCAAAGTGTGGTTCTTCAAAGATGAAGGCAGACCTCTCCGATAAAGAAGAGGAAAGTGCATTCCGTCGCAAAAATCGCCAAGATAAAAATCCCAATCGCAAAGGAAAGGCAAAGAACGTGGCAACCGAAAAGAAAAAGAAACTGAACGCATCATATTCTAATTGGAGAAATGATTTAGAACAACTCGATGAACTAAAGTGCTGGAAGGGTTATAAGAGAAAGAAAGGATCTATTCCTGGAGAAAAAGGTTCTTGCGTAAAAGAAGAAATAGTAGATGAGGGTTTAACAAAGGCTGCTCTTATCGGTGCTGGTATTATGGCTTTACCTGCTATTACTAAAAAAGTTTTTGAGCCAAAAGCAAAAGAGGCATTGAATAGGGGAAGACAAGAACTTCATATAAACGGAAAACCTTTTGGTGCTGGTGCAAGAGGTCTTGATAAGCAATCTTTTGAACCAGAAGGTGAAATGGTTTCTGAAGGTGATACTCCTCGTGGAAAAAAACCAAGTGTTGGGGATACAATTACACCAGATATGACACAACCAAAACTAAAACCACCAACAACAAAACAAAAAGTAAGATCTGCTGGTTCAAAATATGGACCAAAAGCATTTGAAACCGAAATGCCAGTTTTTAGTACAGAAGAAAAAGACGCTTGTTATAAAAAAGTTAAGTCCCGTTATAAGATTTGGCCAAGTGCATATGCTTCTGGTGCATTAGTCAAGTGTCGTAAAGTTGGTGCTTCTAACTGGGGTAACAAGAAAGAAGGTTTCTCTGATTGGAGAACTGAAATGGTTATGGAAGGTAAATTAGAGGATCGTTTATCTAAAATGTCTGATGATGAGTTTAAACAGTTTATAAAAGGCAGAACTGGTCCAGAAGCAGAGACTTTCAGACAAAAAAGAGCATCTGCAAAAACATCTACGGGGGCATCTTCCAAACCTCAAAGACCTGGAGCACAAATGCCACCAGATTTTGAAAAACAGGGTATATCTAGTAAACCAAGAACAGTTAATGTTGGTGATTATGCAAATAGAAATGTACCAGGCAGTGCTTGGCAGAGAGCACAACAAAATCCTTCTTCATATAGACCCGGTCCTGGTGTAAAACCAGACTTCAGTGGTGTGAATCCAACACCAAGACCAAGAAGTGTTAGACCAAACGTAAGAGTTCGTGGTGGTGGAAAGTTTGGTTTAATTAAGGCGCTGGCAGGACCCGCGTTGGCTGCTGGAGCATCTGTTCTTGCCAATGTTATAGCAAATCAACAGAATAAAAATAGTCGTGCTCCTAAAAATGAGTCTTTTGATAGTTGGAAAGACAACTATATTCCAACCGAATTTGAGTCTGTAGACATTATTAAAAATGAACCACTTCGTGCATCTGACTGGAGAACTGAATTAAATATTTTTGAAAAGAAAAAAGATCCTTGCAAAGGAAAGCCAAAGCGTTGGCAAGATAGTGACTGTGATGGCAAATGGTATGAGAAAGGTGAAGATGTAAAAGAAGACTGGCAGAAAGTCAACAAAGGAGACAAAACTGACGGTATGAGTCAGAAAGCAGTTGATGCTTATAAGCGTGAGAACCCAGGTTCAAAACTCAAGACTGCTGTAACTGAAAAGAATCCTGGTGGTAAGAGAGCAAAGAGACGCAAGTCCTTCTGTGCTCGCTCCAACGGTCAGAGAAAGATGCACAACATCGATTGCTCCAAGACCCCAGATAAAGCAATTTGTAAAGCACGCAAACGCTGGAGATGCTGATGAAAAGTTTTCAACAATTTTTAACAGAAAGTATCACTATCAATGGTGACTTCAACGGCACTCTGAATATGGGTGCCTCACAACCAGAGCAAGCAAGCGAATCTTATTTCGCTGATGTCGTCTGGGAAGGTAAAATATATAGAATGGAGATTGAAGGTTCTATGCCTTCTAAGAATGAGTTGGCAGAGCAACTTCAAGGTGAGTACCCTGGAGCGATTGTTCATAACATTTATCCATCAGAATCAAATACTTTAAAAATTAAAAGTTCACAAAGGTATCGTCCAGAAAGATTAAGTTGGAGTGACTAATGGCTCAGTGGAATAAGAATACTCAAGACTATCTCAACCAAGAGAGAAGTC